GCGCACCGCTACTGGGCCTTTACCCATGCCGCCCATCATGCCAGCGGGTTTCCCCATGCCCATCGGGCCACCCATGCCACCCATGCGCATTTTCTTCACAGGCTTGTCCGACTTAACGCGGTTCCCAAGCAATTCCTTCGTCATCCCACTACGTCCGATAGCCATCTCTATCTCCTTAGCACTTCCAAGCCCGCAGGCTCTTGTTGATGCGGCTGTTAGGGTCGTTTGCCGTTTTGGCGCTCGTCAGTTTCTTCTTCATGCCTTTCATCCGGGCACAGAAACTATCTCGGCGGGGACCACCTTCCGGCTGGGGTGCTTTCAGGCCGGGCTTATCGGGGTTGGCGCGGTTGTAGCTGGCGCGGCCCTTGGCGTTCAGGCCACCCTTCGGGTTCTTCCCCTCTTTGCGGGTCCATGCAGGTGTCTTAGCCATTGTACACCAGAAGGATGATGAACATCGCGGAAGCCTCGTTGTTGTTAGAACTGCCTTGAGCCGTAGCTTCGAGGGTCGTCTTCTCTGGCACCCGCAGTGGGTACTCGAAGGTATAGTTTGCGACCCCATTGTTGACCGTCGTGATGGCTGCGGTGCGGCGGATTCCGTCCACGCCGATGGTCATCAATCTTCCACTGACCTGCGCCGACCCACCGGGCTGTCCTGCGGAGAACAGACCCTGAGAGACGTAGGCGGTGTACCCAGCGGGGACAGTGTAGCTTCCCGTGATGCGCTGGTTGTAGTCAAACTTGATGAGATCGTAGACCGTCGCGGGCACGCCCAGCGTTACGGTTCCGGTCCCAAAGTAGATGTCCCCAGCGGCGGACAGGCCAGAACCTGCGGTCGCCACGTAGGCGTTGTTGATGTGCAGGTAGGAGTTCACGGTTGTGACGGCGGTCTGGCCGTTCAGCGTCACGATCTCGCTTACCGTATTGTGGTTTCCATCCAGACCTTCCAAGTACACGGTGCGTGCACCCGTACCTGCTGCGGTATCGTTTGCGCTGGACGAACTCACTGAAAGCTGCAAGGCAGCGGCGGGGACGGGGATAATCCCCGTATATGGCCACACCGTGACGCGGGACGTGTCAACGTCCGGGTTGTACCCGAAGACCGTGACGTTCCGATGCCACGAGATTTGCCCACGGCTGACCTGCAGTTCGAAGGGTTCGTATTTACCGACCCGCGAGATTGAACTGATTTCGGCCATGGGCCACTCCTTACTGGACTAGCAGCGTCACGGAAGTGACGTTGGTCAGCGTGCTGATGTAGGGGTCGTTGTCCGACAAGATACCACTTTCGGGGAAGAGGAAGTACTGGACGGTACCCGATGCCGTGTCGAGGTCCAGCAGCGTAGCGCCGCCAAGACCGTTCGTGATCGTGACACGCCCCGCGCCGCCGCTGGTCACGACGTTGATCGCGGCCAAGCGGCTACGGCCCAGCGAGGTTGCCCCCGTGGCCGTCAGGCGTTTGGCGCGGACGTTACTCTTAACGGCCATTCTCAGCCCTCCTTCTTACGACGGGGCTTCTTCACCCACGCTTCGTCCACGTTGGGGGTGACGGGGTTGTCCGCCTTGAACGTACCGTCGTCGAGGCGAGCACGCTCTACAGCGTGCCCTACCCCACGGGCGGCAAGTTCTTCCTCACTTGGAGGGTCCCACTTGATCGCCATGCTTCACCTATCAAGACGCAGCGATGGTAGCGAGGGTGTCCACACGGAGCCAGTTGGTGCCGTTCGAGAACGCCAGAACGGGCGAACCAGCAGCGCCGTTCGACACGTAGATCACGGTGCCAGCACCAGCGGTCGAAGCCGAAGGAGCGCCCGCCACGGTGTAGGTCGGGACCTTGATCGCGCCCGTCACGTCACCCGTGATGGAGCCGACGAAGCCATTTTGAGAGGTCACGGGACCGGAGAAAGTGGTCGAAGCCATCGTTCAATCCTCTTGCACAAGGTTTCGCCGTACAGTCTGTGCAACGTCAGGAAGGGCATCCTGTCTGCACGGCTCATGTCGCCCATTGCCGCATTGTACGCCGTCACGTGATAAAACGCTAGTCCGCAGTTACGCGGTTGCTTTTGGCGCAGTTCTCCACGTGCGTCAGGATTTGTAGGTTCCACGGAACATGCAGACCGCACACGACTTCGGACCGCAGAGGCACGATGTGGTCTACGACGTACTTGGTTTTGGTAACGCGGGTTAGGGTCCGGGCCTTAGCGTAAATAGCGGCGATCTCAGCCTTCTGTTGCGGGGTCAACCACTTCGGTGCGGCCTCACGTGCCCGGCGTTTCCATGCGTTTGAAGAAACTTGCACGAGGTCTGGATTGCGGGTTTTCCACGCTTTACGGGCATCGCGCCGCTCCTCCGGCGGGCGACGACTAGCACGAGCGATGACAGCCTCCTTATTTGCTGCATAATACCGACGACCCGCTGCCTTGGCCGCTTCCGTTTTTGGTTTTAGTGCGCGGCGAGCGTTATCCGCAGCCCAGTCCTCTTTCATGCACTCCACACATGCGCCCTTGGTTTTGCGAGGGGCTACGTGGCCACGAACGCAGGGTTCTCCAGTGAAGTAGAACTTTGCGCCTGTAGCTTTGGCTTCGGCGCGGGTCTTTGGGTACTCCATATCATGCCTCATGGTTTTGATACGGGTAACATAACTTGTAGCTTACTTGGGTACAAGCCGGAAATAAAAAACCCCGCCGGAGCGGGGTTTTTCTTTATTTTCAAGGAGTTACGCTCAAGCGCCGGGGCTGGCGTACATGCCCAGCGGGTCCGACACGCCGAACGAATAGCGCTCGCGGGCCTTGTAGCGAACGTTCCCTGTATCGAAGTCACCATCCATTGCGGTGGTCATCGCGGTACGGACGAAGTGCTTCATGCCGTTCGGAACGTCGGTCTTGAGGAACCACGCATCCGTGTCGGTCAGGTAGTGGTTGACCGCATAACCGCCCGGAATGGAACCATTCGAGCGCAGGGCGTTGATGTCGTTGTCGGCGGTTGCCACACGCAGTTCCGTTTCCAGAAGGCGGGTTGCAACGAACATCAGGCTCGGCGGAACGATCAGCTTGCGGGGACGTGCAGCGATCAGCAGGCCACGTTCGTCTTTGAACGCAGCGATGTCGATCACGGCCTGTTCCAGAGCCGTTTCGTTCAGGTCAACGTCAACCGACGGGCGGTTGGAGTTGGTGATGCCCGACACCGTGGGGTGCGCGGTCGAGAACAGGGTCACACCGTCGCCCGACTGGAACGTGGTGAAGCCCGTGTTCAGCAGCGAAGCCGCCTTGACCTGCTTGGTGTAGGCCATCGCACGGGCCAGTGCTTTGGTGTAGCGAGCCGACAGCGAGTCATAGAGGTTGTCCTCCATGGCTTCTTCGGTGATCGCAAAGCCCATCGCAACGGTTTCGTGCGTGTAGCGAGCAGTGAAGGATTCCTGCGCGTTGTCGTAAACGATGGCAGCGCCTTCGTTTTTGACCGGAGCCGCGCCGAAGCCCGACAGCTTCTGCTCTTCTTCGAAGCTACGTTCCGAGTTCTCGGTGTCGTAGATTTCCGTGTGCTCGTTTTCGTACTTCTTGTACTCCAGACCGAACAGGGCGTTCAGACCGGGCAGAAGTTCTTTGAGAGCCTGTGCGCGTGAAATTGCCATAGTTCAGCCCTCCTTACACGCCGAGCGAGTTGTCGTAGGAGTGCACACCCACGTTGAGTTTCACGAGGAACTCAGGGTACGCATCCGATTCAGTGCCCGACACGAGGCCGACGATCCGCACGGCGAGGGTCGAGGTGGTGGCCAGCGAGCCGCCATTCGAACCAACGACGAGGTTCACGCCCGACACACCCGTGGTGGTGTTGCCAGCGGTGGAGAAGCCCAGCGCAGCGTTCTTGCCGATGGCACCCGGCCAGCCCGACCCGGAGGTCCCGCTGTTGAAGGTACCCAGAGCGGCAGTGCCTTGGACTTGGAAGATGCCGCGAGGCTCGTCCATGACCAGAATCCACACATCCGTCGCGCCACCCGTGATGGTGTTGGCGGGCAGATAGTTGGACCACACGGGCTGCTTGGTCGCCGGGTTCACGTAGCGTGCGCCGACGCAGACGCCCACGATACCAGCCGTTGCGTCAGCCGACGTGGCGGGAATCTTGATGGCGGTGGGGGACGACGAGACAGCCGAGGGCTGGCCAGCCGAGGACAGTTGAACGAGGTCGCCGTTGAAGATCGCAGCCGAGTTGTTGGCAGCGACCTTGTATTCACGGATAACCCCGCCGTTGTACGGCGCTCCACCGATCAGTTGGACCGGCTTGAGGCCATAGGGAGAAGCGACAGACGCCATTGGTCTAATCTCCTACAGACGGTTTCGGTTCGGCAGGGCTGTTAGCCCTTACCAAAAGTGGTGCGGGACGAACGCTCCGGCGCAAGGACGGGCATCCGTGGGTCAGATTCTCGCATGTAGTTCCGGTCCACGGCTTCCATCTGCTGACGGGCCTCATCGACCTGACCATACGTGCGGTCTTCTGCAATATCGGCGGGGATGGCGCACAGGAGCAGTCCACCCACTTCGATGTTTTCGGGGAAGCGCGAATCCACGTCAGACATGACGTGAAGTTCGGGAAATTCAGTGGCCTTCACAGGGACATAGCCCTCACGGAAACGGCGAGATACGTTCGTCATGTCTCCCTGACCCAGAGTCGAGGTGCGAACCCAACGGAATTTCAGACCGTCACGGGGTTCGGGGGTCGGCAGCATGGACTGGCGTTGCCACGAACGCTTACGCTCTCCGGTTTCACGGGTCTGTGCGGTACGAGGAGTGCGTTCAGCCATTGGAGGAATCCTTGAGAAGTTGCGCCGCATACTGTTCGTTGGTCAACCCCAGCCGCTTGGCGAGAGCAACTTGGGTCGAGGAGAGCACTACCTTGCGCGGTGTGACGGAGGTCTGACGACCCGCAGGAGCCACCGGGGAACTCATTTGCTTACGAGCAGGCTTCTCCTCTTTTTGCTCGTCTTCAAACTTGTCTGCGAAAACGCGGCGAACCGCGCTGTCAATGGCAGTGTAGTATTCTTCGCTGTCTGGCGCAACACCGCTCTTGATAACACGTTCATGTACGCCATACGCGTACCCGGTCATCTCCTCGTCTTTGCCAAACCACGGGTTACGCTGTGCCCACGACTTGGCACGATCCGACGGTTCGGGGACGCGGGGAGCCTGCTGTGCTTGCGACTGCGGAGCCTGTTGTTGCTGCGGTGCCGGGCGCTGAGGCTTGAAGGACGCAAGGCGCATCTCCTCACCCTTGAGTTCCGACATCTTCAACTGGGCATCCGCCAGAGCGTCAGCATCGCCAGCTTCATACGCCGCCTTGAACGCCGCTTTGGCCTGCTCAAGCTGGGTGGCAACCCGCTGCTTGGCCTGCCCGATGGAGACATCCTCGGTCGCTTCCAGCCGCTTCATCAGAGCATCGCGCTCTTCCTTGACGCGGGCGGCAAAGGCGATGGCTTCCTCGCGGGCGCGAATGGCCTCTTCCTTGGCCCGGCGCTCGGCGTGGCTCTCGTATTTCAGCTTGTTGATGCGCTTCTTGACCTTGTCGGAATAGTCCTCAAGGTCGTCGTCATCCGCGCCCGTGTCGGCCTTGGCAGGCTCTTCCGCTGCTTTCGGCTTACCCTTGTCAGGTTCCGGGGTGTCATCGACAATCTCGATTTCGAGTTCGTCGTCCTTGTCTTCGATCTGGTCGGTCATTCGACGATCCCCCAATCTTCGCCCAACATGTCGGTCTGCGAGGCCAGCCACGGGACTTGGTTGTTGTCAGCCGTCTTCATGAAGATGTACGGCAACGTCATCTTGCTGTGGGCATCCGGGCGCTGGAGTTCCAGCCACATGCCCTTGCCGTTCCAGCCACTGCGGGATACCCGCTGGCCCGCCTTAAGCGCGGTGAGTGCGTCTCCAAAGTTCATGCTCGGCTATACCCCCGTGGGTCTTCGACAACCGCTTCCACGGTGTCATCGTTGATAAGACGGAACTCCTGCCCGTTCACCTTGAAGCGGGTGCCGGAATAGGAACGGAAGATGATGAAGTCACCTTCTTGGCAGTACGGCCCATGCGGGAACTTTTTGTCGTCGGCGTAGCACTCTGCGCCAAGTTTCAGCACGTATCCGATGATGGAAGCGGTTTCCTCGCCTGCCCGACGCTCTTCGGGGATAAACACCCCACCTTGCGTGGTCTTGGCTACTTCGGGGATGGCGATGAGGATTTTGTATCCCTTTGGTTCAGGCAGCTTGGCCTTAACCTCGTCGGATACCGACGTTTCGGCAGCGTACATTTTGCTCTCCGCAGTGGCTCTGGGTGCCACAGTTACCCTGCGTGGGACCACCCCACGATATAGTACGTCACGCTACGTTATTGCGCGTTACTCATCAAGATAGCGTTTTTCGATCTCTTTGACCTCAGACTCCATATTTGCATAAGCTGCGTACTCGCCTGTCAGCTTGCAGTACTCCTCGTAGCTGCGTGCAGCCCCTCCAGCGAGGGACTGCTCGATATGCGACTTGCGGTCAGCGATCCGGCGCATCAGGAGCGCGAGAATATCACTCTCCATCCTTCACCTCCTTGGGCTGCTGCGGTTGTTGCTGGGGCTGGCTGGACTGGATCAGAGTCTTGGCGACCTCGACCCCGATGCGTGCGCCTTCCATCTTCTGCTTGACGGAGTTGTCTTCGATTTGCGTGGCGAGAC